GTTCTTCCAGGCCGCTCGGCCCTTGTGGGGGCCAGACTTGACGACCCAGGGCACCCACGAGGCGCGGCCGGCCTCCAGGCGCTGAGAGGAGAGATGTTTTGCCCCAGCTTGCCGAGCCAACTCGGGATACTCGCGCAGCACCTCGCTCGGGATCTGCTTGCCAGCCGCCAGGGCCGCGGCCACAAATTGCCTGTGAATGTCCCGGTCCGGTTTCCCGATCGCGGTGATGGCGTTACCGGGATGATTGGCCCGGAACCAGCCTTTCCCCTGCGAGGACGGATCCCAGAGTTCAACGGGCGATAAACCTTCCCGCGGCGCCGTGCTCTGAATCCTGACCTTGCCATCCAGACCGCGCTGGCCGGTGCGCGGATTGAGGCTGGTTAAAAGGATCTCGTCGCCCTGAACGATCAAGCGCTTGCCGGTGCCCCCCTGCAAGCTGTTCCACATGCCGATCTCTCTCGCACCCTGTTCGTCCGTGAAATAGGTGACGGCGCTGCCCTGTTTGAGGCCCACGTCCTTGACCTCGTGGCCGACGTGCGGCGTCTTGATGCGCAGCGTCTGGCCGCGGCTGTAGACGTAGGTGCTGCCCTGGCTGGTCCGGAACGCCTGAATGCCCGACTTGGCGAACTCGGCGGCGGTCATGTGCCAGGGCGCCTTGTTGTTGGCGTGCGCGGGCGTGTCTTTCCCCGGATCCGGCACGGCGCTGTGTTCTTCGGGCGGCTTGTCCTGATAGCGAATCTCGCCGGTGCGCAAGTTACGCCAGCCTTGACCTCCGTGGGGCCCCTGATAAGGCTGCCAGGAGGGAAGCGTGGCGCTGGCCATGCGCTGGTATCCCATCTGGGCATCGCGCTCGCCCCGGCGGAACTTGCCGAGTTTCACGATGCCCGGCTCGCCCTGGACCGGCGAGCAGGTCAGCGCGTCGGCCTGAAAGGATCGCCCCTGCAAGGGATGCGAGCCCTCGCCGGCGTGTTTCCTGCCCAGGCCCGGACGCAGGTAGGCAAGGGTAATGTGGGGCTGGTAGACGGAATGGCTGTCCGTGTGCGGCAGGTTGTCCGACAGGAGCTTGTTGAGACGGCGCAGGCGCGGCGAGATGACCTCGATCTTGAGCACGTCGTGACCGCCCGCGTCCGTGGCCGGAAAGACGGATAGCTTGCCGAGCTTCAGGGGCACGGGGCCGAAGCCTTTGATCAGACTGCTGATCTTATTCAGCGTCACCGGCTTATGGAGTCCGTATTTGCATGTCACATGCGGCTCGTCCTCACGGCCGTCGCCGGCCAGGTCCGCGTCGGGAATGCGTAGCGCCAGGCGGCGTACCTTCTGGGCCAGCGTCGGGGGCAGGTTGAACTGGGTGGTGCCGTAGCGGTGCGGACCGGCCGACAGCTTCTGGGACTGGCCCGGCGGTGCCGGACAGCGCCGGTAGGCCGCGTCAGCCTTCGCCAGCGCGTCGCCCATGCCGCCCCGGCACTGATCGAGCGCCGCGTACAGGAGCGCCTGCCACCAGTCGTCCGCGCCGTGCTGGGCGATCGCCTGGACCAGCCGATCCAGCCGAGAGCCGAGATCCGAGAGCCGAGAGCCGGAAAGCCGGCGCTTTGGCTCTGGACTCTGGGCTATTCGCTCTCGACTGCTCAGCACCGTCCACGCCGCCCGCGCCGTGGCGAAGGGGTTCCTGGCTCCGGAAAAGGCGATGTAGGCCAGGCTCGCCGCCGGCACCCAACTCGACAGCTTGCCCAGCAGCGGGTTGCCCGTGGCCGCCGTCACGGCCGGGAAGTTGACCGCCCAGGACAGCACCAGGTCCGCCGTGGCCAGCACGCGGCCCAGCCGCGCCACCTGGGGGCCGGACAGGCCGCGCGCCCGACCCGCCTCGCGGGCGATCGCTTCCGTCTTCCGAAAGCCAACCATGACCGTGTGCTCGACAGCTTTCGCCAGCTTCCAGGTCCGCGTCAGCCGCGCCTGCGCTTTGGGCGACAACTTCTTCCACACCGCGCCCCCCACGCGTGCCGCCGCGTCGCGCGCCGTGGTCTGCGCCGCCGCGCCGGAACGCAGGAGCCGGGAGACGAGAGGCGAGCGTCCCGTGCCGGGCCCCGGACCTTCTGGCTCTTGGCTCTTGGCTCTTGGCTCTGGACGCTTCCAGCGCTTGCCGCCGCGCGGTCCGGGGGCGATCTCCACCCAGCCGGCGCCGGGAGGCTCCTGGCCGTGGTAGACGCCGTCCTCCTCGTCTTCGCCCAGCCGGTTGTGTCCCAGGGCGCTGACGCCGCCGGGACGCGCGTTGCCCTGGCCGCTGGCCTGCGCCACGCCGGCCAGGGCGCTCTCCTCGCTGCCGCCGGCGCCGCCCGCCCCCGGCTGCGCCGCGCCTTGCATCGACTGCTGCGCCGCCTGCTGGCGAATGGGCACGAGCGGTTTGGGCTTGATGGCGTAGTCGGCCGCCCGGCCCCAGCGCAGCTGCACCAGCGGCCGGCACACCTGCTCGTCGAAGGTCTCGACGATGCGGTTGAAGTCCATTTCGGCGCCGGCATAGAAGGCGTCTTCGGGAATCTTGCGGCCCGCGTAGCCCTGGCTGCCGCTGTCGGTGATGATGCCGTCGGGAATGCCGATGCCGCGCTGGATCTGCACGTCGAGAAAATCGACGTAGGCCGTCAGGCCGGTGGCGTCGCCGTTGATCTCGCCGTAGCTATCGATGCTCCACTGGTACTCGCCCTTCTCGTCGCGCGAGTTGTCGAGCACGATGTCGGCGCCCGTCTTGAGGGATTCCAGCATCTGCCGCATGAGCGCCTGCGCGTCCGCGGGCGTGTCCTCGGCCGAATCCTGGTAGAGGGCGTTGGGGTGGCGGCCGATGTAGCCCTTGTAGCCGTGGCGGTAGAACCACTTGGCCAGGCTGTCCATGGCGCCGCCGGTCGGCAGGTTCTTCAGGCGCCAGGGCAGCCAGGCGGCCAGCAGGGCGGACTTGCCGTAGTAGGGGTCGTAGAGCGGGTCGTGGGTGATCCAGAAGCCCTTGGCCGGGCGGCCTTCCTGGGCCAGCCACAGGTCGAGCGGGCCGCTCTGGGCGGCGTCGCGGCTGGCGCCGACGTAGCCGGACAGGCTCGTCCCGGAACCGCTCAGGCGGACGAAGGCGGCCTGGCCGTCAATCGTGTACAGCGCGGCGTCGCGCGGCGCCAGGTACTTGAGGTCGTCGAACTCGAGGCCGCGCGGCGTGTCGCGGTACAGCACTTCGGCCGCGGCGCGGCCGTAGGGGTACATCTCCAGGGCCACGCCCAGGCTGCGCTGGAAGAAGCGGCGAAACTGCCGCGTGACGAAGGCGGCGACTTCCTTGTCCGTGGCCTCGACCGGCTCGAACTCGGCCGTTTGCAGCGGCGTCACCAGGTAGCGCAGGCACAGCCGCACCTGCGGGTCGCGGCGCATGGGTTCGACCTGGGCCAGCGTGAAGCCCAGCGTCGCCGACAGGTTCCACAGGGCCGAGGGCGCGCCGAGCACGGCCGGCCGGTAGTTCTTGCTGAGGACTTGCAGCAGTTCTTGTTTTTTCGCGTCGTCGCTGGCCATGGCGCGAGTTTACTCGCTGGGCGGATTGGGCGGCGAAGTCAGTCTCTCTCAATTGAGATTCCGAGAGACTGGCTCACGCCCTGGGGTTGCGCTCCACCGGCATGCCCGGCGGCGCCGCCTCGATGCCGTCTTCCGGGGGCGGGAACGCCATGCCCTGCAAGAGCAGGTGCGCCCGCTGGCAGGTGAAGGCCGCCTGCATAATGCGCGCGCCGGTGGCGAGCGGCTGCTCCGGCGGGGTTTGCACCAGAACCTGGCCATTGTCGAGCAGCACCAGCTGCAAGGCCAACAGGGGTTGGGGTTGGCGGCCGTGGCCGTTGCGTCCCGGGGTGGGTCCGTACATGCGAAGGTCTCCTGAGAATAAAGAGCGCGGGCCGAAGCTACGGAGCGGGCCACGCGGCCAGCTCGTTCCAGAGTTGCGTCTCCACGCTGACGAGCGCCGTCTCCCACGCCTGCCAGGCGGACACAACCGCGTTGATCTCCTGCTGCCACCAGGCGGCGATGCTGCTGACAATGTCGGGCGGCGCCGCCAGCGCAACGGGCGCGGCAGGTGGGGATGGCACGACCGGCGTGTACGGCGTCGGCCCGGTGATGGTCTGGCCGTTCGGACCAATCATGGCGGCGGCCTGAAAGCCGTTGAGCGGGAACACACTGCTGTCCAGGTCGCACACCTCGCCGTTGGCCACGCCATCGGCACGCCAGCCTTGCCCGGTGGAATCGGTGGCCGCTTCCGCTGCCTCGTGGAAATCGCCGATGGTATCGCCCGACGCTGACGGCCACACTACGTCGTAGACCACGAGTTGGCCGCCGTCGTAAAACCACGAGTGGTAGGCGCCCGCGCCGGGCACGTCGGTAACGGGGTGGTTCAGCTCGACCAGGTACTGCTGATTCGTGCTGAGCGGTTGCGGCAGCATACCGGCTTTGATTTCTTGGAGGATAAGCTGTTGCACGCCGGCGTCGCTGAGCGGGCCGGGGTCGCCGGTTTGGGCGTTGCCGTTCCACGACGCGCTCCGCACGCCGAACGCGCCGAGGTCGGTGGCGAGGTAGTCGTTGACGACCGTGTTGATGAGCGCTTGAAAATTCGGCGGCGGCGTGCCAGCCACCAGCGTGGCCAGGGCGGGGTCGGTCTGCACGAGGCCGCCGTGATAGGTAGGCACGGCGGAGGGCAGGCAGCGGGATTCCAGCACTTCCAGACGGAGACAGGTCATGAGAAGTCCTCTTTCCGTGTCCGTAGATCGGAATCTCAATTGAGAGATCAGTTGCCGCGCTCGCGGGCATCCGCGAACGCCTTTTCCCAGGTCTCGCCGGTTCCGTAAGCCGTCCACAGGTGCTCGCGGGCGGAGCCATGAGTAATGCCCACCACGCACCAGCACAACCCGCCGCGAACCTCGGCGGAAGGGTGCCAGGCGCCTCCTTGCGTTCCCCAAAGTTTTTGCGCGAGTTGCCGCGCGTCCCGGTCGCTGAGAGGAGCCGTTGGCATGTGGAGTCGTCCTTTCCTTGCAGGGCCGTTGCCTAGCGGCCGCGCCTCTGCCACCAGTCGCGGACGAGATCGCCCAGCAGGCGCAGCAGCTGCCAGGGCCACAACAGGGCCACCGCGAAGCAGTCGGCCCAGTCGCGGCGGTTGGAGAAGTGCTGGTAGGGATCGGCCAGCAAGCGCAACAGGACCGTGACGGCCAGCACGCTGGCCAGGTAGCTCAGGATCAAAAAGAGTCCCAGCGGCACGGCGTTCTCCCTAGTCATGGTCCACGAGGTAGCAGTTCAGGTAGCCGAACCACACCGGCTCGACGAACAGGTCGAGGTCGTAAGTCAGGCACGGCTCGCCAGCCCGCAGCAGGGCGTGCGCCCGACAGAAAGCCAAATGGCGCAGGAGTACCTGCGCGTAAAAGAAGTTGCCCGCTGCGGCGCTCATGGGTCGATCTCCTCCGCCGCCAGCGGCTCCCACTGCGCCGCCATGCGTTCGATGACCGCGACGATCTCCGTGTCGCCCTCGGCCTGGGCGCGGCGCAGACATTCCTCCTTGGAGGTGTCGAGGACGACGAACACGCGCCGCCAGCTGGCGTCCTTCCAGAAGTCGCGGCGCTGGCGTGTGGTATGGGTGGCATCGACCAGCACCGCGCACTTCCAGGCGCGTCTGTTCCGCGGCGCGCAGGGTCTGTGCGCTGGCGTGTGGTATGGGTGGCATCGACCAGCACGGCCGGATGGCCGGCGTGAAAGAGGCTGCGGACCATCCACTGGGCGATTTGCCACACGAGCGGCTCCGCGCTGGGCTGGTAGCGCTGGCCGTGCAGGGCCAAGCGGATGGCGTCGGGGCAAACGATGGGTACGCCCTCGCGCTCGTGCAGCCAGCGGGCGCGGCTGGTTTTGCCTGACCGTGGCAGCCCGCACAAAATCAGCAGCGTCTGGGGCATGGTTTGCTCTCGACTACTGGTACGATCCTGGTACGTTGTTGTGGCTGACGGGCGTGGCAGACCGCCTCCAAAGGGCACGGGCCAGGCGCTGGCCCGGTCGCGGCTGATAACGACATCGACGGGCCGCTCCACCAGGGGCAGGTGGGCGGCGCAGACGTAGGTGGAATCGCCCCAGACGCCCACCGTGCCCACCCAGAAGGCGCTGGGGTTGGCGCAGCGCTGCTTGTCGTCCGTGCAGACACAACAGCGCTGGTGTTCATCGGGGGCGGTCACGAGTTGCACGTCGCTACGCATCGAGGTGTTCTCCGACTGGTACGATCCTGGTACGCTTTGCCCCTACCTCTTACGGCACCGCGTTCGGGTCCACCACGGCCAGGACATCGTCCCACTGCACGAGATAGACCTCGTTCCGATCGTCCAGCTCGCCCCAGAAACCGGCGTGCTTGCCGAACAGGATGGTGTCGCCCACCTGCACCGGCAGCGGGATGCGCGCGCCGGTTTGCTCGTTGAGCTTGCCGGGGCCGACGGCCAGCACCTCGCCCTTCTGATTGAGCTTCTTGGCCGTGTCGGGGATGAGGATGCCGCCCTTGCTGACGCCCCGGGCCGGGGCGCGGCGCACGAGCAGCCGCGCCGACAGGGGGCGGACGTTGTGAATGGAGGTGTCGAGCATGAGATCATCGTCTCCGTCGGTTCGGAACAGCGCTGGATAGGGAATCGCGGTCAGGCCGTGCCGTCCCAGGGCGGCACGCTGAGAATTCGCTCGCCGTTGACAACGCGGCCGTAGCGCTCCAGGTAGTCGCACAGATCGCGTTCCAAGCACACATCATCGGCGCAGTAGTTGGCGACTTTCTGGATGAGGCCGGCCTGATACCACTGGGGCGCCTCGGCCCCGTGACCAATCTTGCCGCTGCCCAGGGTGGCCGCCGCTACGGCATCCAGGCCCCAGCCGCCATGGCGCGGCGAAAAGCTGTCCGGGTTGAGGCGCAGGGCCTTCCAGATGCGCCGCAGGAGATCGTCCGTCTTGGCGCGGAGCCGGTCGCGCAAATCCGCGTGGGGGTCGAAGGTTTCCGTCTTGGCGAACCACTCCGCTTGCGACAGGCCCCAGATGACCGGCAGGTCGAATTTCCAGATGTTGTACCCGGTGATGCGGTCGGCCCGCAGCAGGCGCTCGCGCAGCGCCGGCACCTCGTCGGGGCCGTAGACGCGCAGCCGCGCCGTTTGGTATTCCCAGAGACAGGACACCGCCACGCCCAGCTGGTCCGTGGCGTTCCAGCCGCCGGGCGTCTCGGCGATGGTCTTCTGGATTTCCACATCGACAACCACATGGTCCATGAAACGTCTCACCTTGGGATGCCAGCGGCCGGCGGCGCGGGGTGCCGGACGGGTCGGGTTAGTCGTCTTCGGGGGAGTTGTCCAGGCGGTATGCCTCGCAGTCGTTATCCCAGCAACTCCCGACCAGCTTTCTCTCGATCGATGACACGCTGGCTTCCAGCGTGTGGAGTTCACGCTGGCTGGCGTCCAGGAACGCCATGAGGCTGCGCGGCCGGTCCTCGTCGCCGCACTCCTCGCAGGGAATACGGCCCAACTCGTTATCCACGCGGCCCAGCCGTAGATTGAGCCGCTGCAAGCGGGCCAGGATCTGGCGGGCGCGCTGGATCGCGTCCGGCTCCGGGGCGTCGCAGCCCACCTCGACGGCATGGCGGACAGGGCCGGTCGGCATCTTCTTTCCCTTCATCGCTACTCCTGTCAGGGCAAGGTCAGGGACACCACGAGCGCGCCCTCGCCGACGCGCGTCTCGCCGCTGCTGGTACTGGCCTGGGCCGTCAGGATGTACGTCACCCCGTCCTGGCCGCCGGCCACGGTAAAGAGAATCTGGCTGCCGCTGGTGCTGGTGTTGGTCAGCGTCAGGTCGCTGGCCTGGCCGTCGTCGCGCCTCACGCCGATCGTCGGTACGCCGCTCAGACTTTCCCCGGCCGCCAGCAGGTGGCCCTGCGGCCAGGTGCTGGCGCGCGCCCCGGCGGGCGGACCGTCGGCGGCGAAGTCCATCACGTAGGCCAGCGTTTCCGAGGGATGCTTGGAGAGGGTGTACACGGTGCTGCCTCAATCACGGTGCCGTAGCCCCTGCAGGCCATGAAGCTCGCGGTTGTCCACATGCTGGTACTGACAACGCGGCACGCCTGCTGCGGGTGCTGCAGGTGCCGCCGGTGCCGCAGATGCCATGGGTGCTCCCGGTGCCGGCGTGAACAGTTGCCGGCGTGGGTCGAGCCGCGTTTCCAACTCGGCGAGGCGCGCCGCCTGCCGGCGGATGCACTCCGCGGCGGCGGGCACGACGCGCGCCGCGCCGGTTAGCTCGACCCCGTGCTGGTTCAGCGTGTCCACCAGCAGCAGGATCTCCTGATGGACGCGCTCGGAGACGGCCTCGACCTCAGCGAGGCGGGCCAGTTCCTGGCGCTGGCGCTGCTGTTCGGCCAGCAGACCGGCCAGGTGTTCGAGAAGGGCGGCGGCGTTGGTTTCCTGCATGCGTGTGTGTTCCCGCGTGAGACCGGCGCTGGTGGTGCGGGACACGAGATTACCCAGGCGGAAGCGGGGAGGCAAACTCGGCGCGGCTGCTCTGGGAACGGCCGGACACTGTGGGTACAATCGTCGCACGGGAGGTACGCATGACCGAGCAGGACTGGCTGACGAGCGACGACCCGCAAGCGATGCTTACGTTCGCCCGTGGGAATGACGCCAATACCGCCGAAGGCATGGGGGGCGGAAGTGTCATCCTTTCCGACCGCAAGCTGCGGCTGTTGGCGTGTGCCATTGTGCCACCGTGGGAAAAATGGCACCGATTAGATAAACGGGAGGAGATCGACTGGCCGCTCACTGCGGCCCTTGCGTTGAGAAGTGGCGACCCAGGCTCGCCAGAGAGAAACTCCGTGTTTGCTAATTTGCTCCGCGACATTTTCGGCAACCCGTTTCGCCCGGTGATGCTTCCGCATAGCAAGAATTGTCCGTCATGGGTTGGTCCCAGAACTCGTTTTGACTGTGGCTGTGTATGCGATTGGCTCACCTTGAACGACGGCCTCGTTCGCAAGATCGCCCAGACTATTTACGACGAACGTCGCTTCGAGGACATGCCCATACTTGCAGATGCTTTGGAAGAAGCCGGCTGCAAGAATGAGGAGATGCTGAATCACTGCCGGGAATTGGAGCGATGCCCTCTAAATTATGGGAAGGGCTACCATGAACTCCAATGCAGCGAGGAGGCCGGCGGGTACCGTTGGGCGTGCGGTGTGTGTGATGGCAAGGAATGGATTCCCTTGCGCGGCCCGCATGTGCGCGGCTGCTGGGTTGTGGACCTATTACTTGGCAAGGAGTAGACAGTGACGGAGCAAGAATGGCTAACGAGTGATGATCTGGAGGCGATGCTTCACTTCATTAGGGGGCCAGCAAGCCTGGAGCATCCACTTTGGGGACAACGCCCTTCCACAGACCGCAAGTTGCGTTGGTTCGCCTGTGCTGTTTATCGCAGCGTGCGCCCTCACCGTTCATACGTCGAGGAACGGGTCGCGTGCTGGGAAAGGGGGCAAGAAAAACCGGCATCATACCTGCCGCTCTGGTTTGACTCCATCAAGGCTGGTGACTGGGCAATTTCTTGGGGTGACTGTGCCGCTCTGCTACGCGACATCTTCGGCAACGTGTTTCGGCAGGAGCGCTGGCGCTGGACCAAGCCCAGAGGGGGCGACCCCGGCAACGTCGTTCACTGCATGGACTCGCGCTTGCGTCAATGGCTACGATGGCACGATGGCCTCGTTCGCAAGATCGCCCAGACCATCTACGACGAACGGCGCTTCGAGGACATGCCGGTACTGGCGGACGCACTCGAAGAAGCAGGCTGCAAGAATGAGGAGATGTTGAATCACTGCCGAGGTGAGGGCTTGCATGTACGGGGTTGCTGGGTTGTGGACCTACTACTTGGCAAGGAGTAGACAGTGATAGAGCGAGAGTGGCTAACGAGTGACGCCCCGCAAGCGATGCTGCGACTGTTTCATCTAGACGCTGATAACCCTACCGTGGCTGGGTACTACGCCAGCGAACGCCAATTACGCCTCTTTGCGTGCGCGTGTTGCCGGCAGGTGTGGAATAAACTGGTGGATGTTGTACCGTGCGAACGGTGTCGTGGTTACGGGATAATTCCGTCTAATGCGCTGAGGCATCAGGCAGCGGGGCAAGAATGCTACTCCTGTTCAGGCACTGGCCACATAAATCGCAGCCAGCGAGCCGTGGAAGTGGCGGAACGGTACGCGGATGGGGAGGCAACGCAGGATGAGATGTATACAGCCGGCTGTGGAACGACGGAAGGAGGAGCGTGGGTCGTCACTGTCCGAGATGCCGCAGACGCCGCTCGCCATGTTACCCTTGATGGCATGTTCAGAGACATGCGGCCTACTCAAGCCGCCCTCCTACGAGACATCTTCGGCAACCCGTTTCGCCCGATAACGAGATACGGAAAGTGTGACAAATGCCACGGAAGTGGCAAGTTAACCCATCAAGTTGACGATGGGGATGGGTTGTATGTCCCCATCAAACATTACTGTCCGGATTGCCTTGGGAATGGCAAACAGGACAAATGGAGCGACTGGCTCACCTTGAACGACGGCCTCATCCGCAAGATCGCCCAGGCCATCTACGAGGAACGGCGATTTGAGGACATGCCGGTACTGGCCGATGCGCTGCAAGAGGCGGGTTGTGAGAACGCCGACATCCTGAACCACTGCCGAGGATGGGGATTAGTACAAGCCTCACCTGGGAAGGGAATGGTTTGGCGTCGTGGCGTGGCAACTACGCATGTGCGCGGCTGCTGGGTGATTGACCTGCTTTTGGGCAAGGAGTGAGACTGCCTTACTCTTCCATCACCGCCAGCCAGCCGGACACGTTGCCCGAGGCCGTGGCGTCGAGCTGCAAGGTGTTGCCCGCCGCCGTGGACAACAGCCCCTGGCCCATGTCCGGGGAGGCGTGCGGCGCGGCCGCCAGGAGCGTGGGCGTGCGCAGCACCTCGGCGCCGGCGTCCTTGACGAGCACGCTGCCGGCCACGGACAGGGACAGGTCGTAGGCCAGGAGCCGCCACTTCTTGCCGCCCGCCGGCGCGTGGACCGTGACAGGAGTGTTGGCGACGATGGCCTGGGCCGCCAGCGGCACGAGAAGGACCGCGCGGCGCAGGGGTTCCCAGGTGTTGCCGCCGTCGGGGGAGGTTTGCAGACGACCGGACATGGTTCAGCTCCGTTTCTTCGCGCGCAGGCGAACTTTCTTGCGAGACAGGCCCGCCTCGCGGTAGGCGATAGCGACGGCCTGCGCTGGCTTCTTGCCCGCGCGAATTTCCGTGGCAATGTTCTTGCGGATCGTCCCCTTGCTTTGGCCCTTTGCCAGCGGCATGGCCTAGCCCTCGCTCTCGTGGCGCTCGCGGGAGGCGGCCGCCTTCCTGGCCATCTCCTCCTTGCCTATCTTGCGATCCCCGATGGCCGCAGCCGTTTTCTGGGCCGCTTCCTTGCTATAGCCTTCCTTTTGGCGAATCTTGCCCACCAGCTTCGAGAACTTCGACATGGCTGATCCTCCTTCTGGGGGCGATCTCCTCATGGTAGCGGCGCATGCCGGCCAGCCAGCGCTGGTAGAGCCGCGAGCGCAGCAGGCGCCGCCGGCAGGACGGCAGGGCGGCGCGCGTGTTCATCTCGACGTGGGGGCGGAACATGGTCAGACCTCGCTTCATCCCGGGGCCCGATCCTGCCCCGGCACGCGATGAACGTCCTTCTCCGTGCCCAGTACATGGACCCGATAGGGATTCCGGCCCCTGGCATGGTTGGGGGCAAAGGGCGGCGTGCCCTGGATCTTGAAAAACTCCATCATCTCGTGTCGCTCCACATCCATGCAGCGATCAAACAACCAGATTTCCCACTCCCGCCTGTCATAAGTGGCGGCAGGAACGGGGAACCAATGGGAGACCTGGATGTTCACCTCGGGGCGGTCGGCGTCGGGGCCTTCCACATAGATAATGAGCGTCAGGCCATGACAGGTTTTGTCATCACGGTCGATGTCAACAAGCGAAAAGCTCCACCCCGGTTTACAAGTGGCCGCCGCCACCAACGCCTTCAGGCCGTGGGGAAACGGTGCGCTCTGTGTCAGGGAAGTAGTCAAGACTGTCTCCTTTTCTCTCTTCTTGCTGGAAGCCCTGCGCTGGGAAGCAATCGCCTCAGCACCTAGCCGGCAGGAACCAGTAAACGTGGCCCGCCGCCGAGAGTGCCCGGCCGCGTCGTGGCCTCCATCTGGCCGGCCCACTCTTGCTGTTCGGGCGTCGCTACAAAAACCTCGCCCGTCAAGCGGTACGTGGCTTCGCAGATCAGCCGCCCATCCTGGTGTTGCCAGTCAATGGAGGACTCGTGGCGAAAGCCTGTCTCAATCGAGCGCAGCAGGCGAGCGCATTCCACGCGCTCGCGGAACCACTCCTTCCTTTGCGCCAAAATCTCTTCCTGCGTCGGGCCATTCGGCCCCGGCGTCCCGAGCCAACGAAATTCGCCGCTCTTGAGAACGCGGGGCAACTCCGGGGTCCTGTGAACTTCCGCTACGGCGGTCATGTCTTACTCTTTTTGGTTAAAGTCCAGCGCTAGCAATATTCGACAATTTCTCTCTGCTAAATCTCGAAGCAAAACGCGGCCAGGTAGTCCGTCTGCTGGGCATAGCCTTGCGACGGCGGCGCGCTCGTCTGCGGCTCGACGCGGACGCACTTGAAGGTGAAGCCCACGTCCACGCGGGTGTTGGACCACACCGGGGCCAGCCGGCGGCGCAGGGGCGCGGCCGGAATGAGCCGCGGGCCGTCGGCGATGTCTTCGAGCCACTTCTGCGCCTGCTCGGCCTTGTGCTGCACGCTGGCCGGCGGCGTCAGGCCGCGGCGCTGGAAGAGTATCCACGCCGCCAGGTCCACGGCGCGGCGGTTGACCCAGGCGCTCGCGGTGAGCAGGCCCGGGTCGTACTTCATCCACGTATAGAAAGCGATGGTCTCGCTGGCGTCGGACAGCACGTCGGCCAGGGCGCTTTGCTCCAACTGATCGACCTGGCCGTCGTTGTCGTCGTCGAGCAGTCCCAAGACGCCCTCCGACGACAGGCGGTTGTAGAGATCCTGCTCCGTGCAGTAGAGGTAAGGCGAGGCGACGGACATGCGTGCTCTCCTCTAGCGGGCGATGGCCTTGCGGCGCGGCTTCAGGCGCTCGATCCACGTACCGATGGGCAATCGCTCCTTGCGCGACAGGCCCAGGGCCTTCTTGGCGCGGCCGCGCGCTTCCGACTTCGTCCGCGCCCGCTCCGTGACGACCCGGTAGGCTTCCGGATCGGCCGCCGTGGGCACGAGCAACTTCCATCGCGGCAGCTGCTTGTCCTTGGCACGAGCCGGTGCCGCGAAGGAGCGCGCGCTGCCGCGGCGCCGCGGCGCCGCGGCAGCCGGCGGCCGCGCGGGACGCGGCAGGGCGCGGGGCAAGAGAAAGCGGCGGCCCACGCGGACCACGGGTTTCCACAGCGACAGCAGATTCGACAGCATCGGGAACACTCCGAAGGAGAGACGCGCCGGGAGTCAGTGCGGGATCCGGGAGTCGAACACCGGGAGTCCAGCCTTATGAGGGCCGGTTGAGGAACCGCCCCATCCCGCGCGTGCATCGTGCCGCGCCGGCGGTCCTGCTGCAAAGTCGGCTCAGTCCAGGCGTTGGCAGCGCCACACGGGCACGGGCGGCGGCAAGCAGCCGGAGTAATAGGCGTGCGGGCCGATGGCGTCGCGTAGCTTCCGCAGCGCTGCCCGCCGCGTCGTCACGTAGTAGGCATCCGACGCGGCGTCGCGGGCGGCGCCCCAGACGCGGTAGAGGTTGTCCGTCTCGGCGATGGCCGCCAGCAAGTCCCAGCGGTCGCCCGGGTCGAGGAAGCGCCGCGCGCTGAGGTGGTCCCGGTAGACACGGTTGAAGCTCAGGACTTCGCCGAGGAAGGCGGGGTCCGGGAAGCGCGCGTGGTCGCACACGGGCGGCGCGTCCTTGAGGTCGTGGTAGCGCTGACGCGCCAGGTTGAGATCGGCGGCGAAGTCCTGCGGGCGCGTCAGCACATAACGCGCCTCGCGCGGGTCGAGTAACTCCCAGGCCAGGGCCACGGGGTGCAACGCGGCGCGGATTTCGGGCCGTTGCCCAGCGGCGGCCGGCGCGTCGAGCTGGGGCGTGGCCAGCAGCGCCACGGCCAGGACGGTGTTAAGAGGGAACATGGCGTTTCGGGTGAGAATCCACCAGGCCGGGACTTGCCCCGGCCTGGTGCTTGGTCTTGTTGAGGGCGGCCGCGCTCAGAAAACGCAGGTCGCCGACTGCACCGACCAGGGCCGGAACAGCAAGGGGCCGAAGTTGTCCACGGCGAATAGCTGCACGCTGGCCGGCTCGTCGGAGGTCTTGCCCCAGGCGAAGAAGCCCTTTTGGTCCTGGGCCTCGGCGCCGGGGTACTCCACCACGTATTCCGAACCGACGCCCATCGCCACCCATTCGGGGTCCGGCTCCGGCACGAACACCGCTTGCGTGCCGTTGAAGAAGCGCGTGTACGTCCCGCCCACGTTGAGGCCGGCGTTGTAGATGTGCCAGACCAGGTGCGGGTAGCACTTCAAGCGCGCCTCGAAGTAGCGGATGGGCTTGCCGTCGGGGCCGGTTTCCTCCTCCTTGTTCCACTCGACGTAGGCCGTGGCCGCCGTGCCGGCCTGCTGCTGCACGGCCGTGTTGCCCAGGATGTAGCGCCACATCGTCGAGTCGGTCCAGACGTGCGAGATGGGGTCGCTGGTCAGGAACTCGCTGGTCTGCTCGATGGTGGCCAGGTTGCCGGGGATGTCGGCGGCGGCGTTGGCCCAGGTGGTGCCGATGATGGTGGCGCCCGCGGCGTCCTGCAACTGGCCGGTGTTGCCGGGCGGCACGTTGAAGTTGATCGACACGTCGCCGCCGGAGTACACCGGCGTCAGGCTGCCGGCGTTGGCGTTGTCGATGGTCCAGCCCAGGGAGCCGTTGAGCATGGCGCGCACGGCCACCTCGCGGGCGTTGCTGAAGCGCTGGTAGAGGTGCTTCTGCTGGCGCTGGATGTACTGCTGGCCGCCCACGTCCAGCGGCTGGTTCTCGCCGAAGACGCGCAAGTTGCCGAGCATCTCGTAGGTGAGGATTTTCTTCTCGTGAATGCGGCCGAAGTTGCCGACGACCTGGCCGAGAAACTGATTGGTGACGACGGCCGGCCCGGTGCCCGGGGCGCGGAAGGTGGCCACGTCGCGGTTGTTGTTGAAGTAGCCGTAGCTGAACATGCGGCCGCGCGAGTATTGACTGGTGTTGCTGGGGCCGCCCATCTGCATGCCGAAAAAGCGCTGCAGCCGCTCGCCGGGCGCGCGGAACTGGGAGTAGACCCCCATCTGCGTCACCGAGCTGAGCAGCTCCATCATGGTGATAGACATTCCGATTCTCCCTGTTCCGGTGTTTCGTTCTGGGTTCCGCGGCGCCGCTTTCCCCCGCGCGGAACGCCGAAGGTTTCATCACGCCACGGTCATCGTGTTGGCGCCGTAGGGCCGGGTCACGTACTTCGCGCCGGTCTCGTCGGTGAGGATGTCCACCTGGGCGCCGATCAGGTTGCCGGCGGTGGAGAAGGCCACGCTGGTGGCCGCCGCGTTGTTGAAGGTGACGAGCTTGCCGGCCGGGGCGATCACCTTCATGGTCTGGCCCACGGTGTTCAAAAAGCTGAAGCGGCTGCCGCAGACGATGGTGGCCGGCAGGGTGAAGTCCACCTCGGCGGCGGCGCCGGTGGTGGTAAACAGGGTGCCGTTGTCCGTGGCCAGCACCTGGTAGTTGGCCGTCTTGGCCACCAGGTTCAGGTAGGCGAAGCGGTTGCCGACCATGTCGTCGTCGAGGACGAAGCGGCCAAACATCTGGGCGCGGGCCATCGTGTCCAGGCCGAACAGCTTGGCCGACTGCACCGGGCCGCCGACGACCACGCTGCACCATTTGTCCTGCGTGTTGCCGTTGAGGTCGGTCATGCGCAGGGCCGGGTTGGCCAGGATGCCGCGGGCCACCTGGCTGCCGTCGCTGGCCGTGGAACTGTAGTGCTTCCACTTCTTGGTGGCCGCGATTTGGTCCAGGACCAGGCCGGCGCGGAGCACGGTCGTGGGCGTGGCGCCGGCATCGACCGTGCTTTGGTCGAGAACGACGCCGAAGATGAGGGACAGTTCCTTGCGGCCCCAGGCGAACTCGTTTTCCACGGTCATGAGTTCGGCCTGCGGGCCGGGCGCCGCCCCGTAGTCGGTGACGATGAAAGCCATGTGTACCTCGCGCTGGGTAAGGGGTGGTTGCGGTTCCGGTGGCTGCCGCGATTAGCGGCCGGACTTGGCCAGGACGCCGTTCTGGCGCATTTCCTCGACGATCTCCTGGGCGCGTTCGGGACTGACCTTGCGTTTGTCGCCCTCGGCGTTGCCCCACTCCGTGCGCGGCTTCTGCTCCTGGGCGTGGCTGAGCCGCTGTTTCTTGTCGCCGTAGGTGCCGGCCGGCACGTCGGCGATCTCTTCGAGCCGCGCCTGCAACAGCAGGACGTTGTGGTCGCCCTTGTTGGCGAAGCTGAGGCGATGGCGGTTGACCAGCTGGCGCAGCTCGCGGGCCTTGGCGGGACTGCAGCGGCCCTCGCGCTCGTAGCCGGCCAGCTTGCCCAGGAGCTTGTCCGTGCGCGCCTCGATGACCTCTTCGGTCATGGCCTGAAACTCCGGCGTCTGCCGCAGCACCTTGCGCGTGTGCGACAGCGTGGCGCGCGGCATCTCCTCGCGGGCGTCGTTGGGCGGCCCGTCGATCGAGGTGCCCGAGGCGTCGTGATCGTCGTCGCCGTCCTCGCTGTCCTCGGAGAGTTGATCGTCGTCGTCCGTGTCCGCGGCGTCCCCGTCGTCGTCGTCGTCCACCAGGTCGATGCCGGGGTGGCCGTGCAGGGCGGCGTAGAGGTCGCGGAGAATGGTTTCGGCGTCGGTGTCGGGCGGCAAATCGAGGTGCATCTTGTCGGCGAGCAGCTGGCGGATGCCGTCGATCAACTCCTGCTGCGCGTCGCCGTTCGCGCCGTCGCCGTCCGCGGCATCGTCCGCGCCCGCGTCGGCGGCATCGTCCGCGCCCGCGTCGGCGGACAGCCGCGCCGCCGCGTCCGGCCCGGCGTCGCCGGCGTCGCGTTGGCGCTTGCGTTCCTCGGCCGTCGTGGTGTCCGTGGACGCGGACAGCCGCTGGTCCTTGCGCTTCTTGGCGGACAGCCGCCGCTGGGTACGGGTCGGGCGCGGCGTGGTCGTGCTCGTGGCCATGTTCGTTCTCCCTGGTCTGGAAAGGCGCCCGGCCACGCGGCCGGCGCGGTAGTGACTGCCCTGATCGAGACTCAGCCACACGCTGCCCCGGCGCGGGTGGCTCAGCCGCGGCTTGGTGCCAAACGGCGTTTGCTTGTAGTGGACCGGCCGCGGCGTCAGGGCGACGTGGGTGATGATGTCCTTCCACTCCCGGCCGTCGCCGTCGGTCCAGGCGTCGTCCAGCTCCGGGCTGACGAAGCGGACGTTCTTCTGGATGTGCCGCGCCTTGTCCGCGTCGGGGATGTCCAGCTTGCCCCAGAGCCGGCCGTCGCGGTCGAGGAAGAAGCCCTCGACGAAACCGGCGTTGCGCGTGGCGTTCTCGGCCAGATGCATGGCCCCGTCCGGCTTGGCGTCGTCCTGGTGCTCCCAGGGCACGGGGATGGGCAAGCCCTTGGCGAGCATGCGCTGCCCCTGGCGGAGCCAGTGGCGGATGCGGCGCGGCGTCGCCCGCACCGGGCCGTCCGGCGTGTGGTAGGTGTCCGGAGCAATGATCTCCTTCACGAGCACCGGCATGGCGGATGTCCCTCGCGGTACAGGTGGAGTATCCGCCAGGAGCCGCGCCGCCCGCAAAGTCGGGACCGGAAGCGCCGAGATTTTTTGGGCAGGCCAGCGCGGGTAGGGTTGGCCGTTCCGCCCGCTCCACCCGCTCCACCGGAGAGCCGCCCATGCGCGCCGTCCTTCTGTCCGACCTGCACCTGGGTTCGCCGGCCTGCCGCGTGGTTGCCCTGACGCAGCTGCTGGAGCGCCTGCACGCCGACACGCCCGACGCCGTCGTTCTCAACGGCGACACGCTCGACCATCTCGACTTTCGCCGCTTGCCGCCGCGCCACGCCGCCGCCCTGGTCCGGCTGCGCCGCCTGGAAGCCCGGACGCGCGTCGTCTGGATCGCCGGCAACCACGACGGCCCCGCCCATGTGCTCAGCGCCATCCTGGGAGCGCGCGTCGAAGCGGACTACGTCCTGGAGAGTGGGGGCCGCCGCCTCCTCTGCCTGCACGGCCACGACTGCGATCCTTACGTGCGCTGGCCCTTGCTGACCCTGGCCGGCGACCTGGCTTACGGGGCGCTCGTGCGCCTGGATCGCTCGCGGCGCTTGGCGGCCTGGGCCAAGCGCGCCAGCAAACACTACAGCCATTGCGTGGAGGCGGTCCGGGAAGGGGCCGAGGCGCGGCGGCTGACGGGCGGCTACGACGCGGTGGCGTGCGGCCACACGCACGCTCCGGAGGCCGGGGCGACCTACTTCAATTCCGGGTCGTGGACGGAAGAAGCGGCGACCTACCTGGAAGTGGTGGACGGGGAAGTGCTACTGCGGCGGGCGGAGTGAGGCGGAGTACGGGATCAAGGCGGTCAGGGTGTCCGTGGGCAGGATTTCCTCGTCGATGATCTCGCTCGCCACCTCGCCGTCGGGCCCCACCGTGCGAGTTATCGACCGGCGGCAGAAGCCATGCGGCAGGCGCGGGATAACGCCGTGGTAACGCTGGCGCCGGCGGCCCTCGGGCGTCAACTCGACCTCCATCCGGTAGCCGCCCAGCCGCGCGCGGACGGTGAAGCGAACGGTAGGCCAGCACACCAGGAGAAGGCGCGTGCCGAGCCAGTCAAAGACAGGCGGACGCCAGAAGACATTCCTTTCATCCAGCCGCACGGGCCAGTCGCCTTGCCCCTGGAAGCGCGCGCGGACGGTTCGCGTGTTGGGATCCTCATGCGTTTCCAGCAGCGGCCAGGTGAGTAGATCCACGGCGCGCAGCGGGTGCTGCCGCAAGAGACTATCGGCGCAGGCCACCCAGCAAGGTCCGTGGCAGGCGAGTTGTTCCACGAAGCCGCGCCGCCAGGTGACGCGGGTAGCGTCGCCGGGGTTGGGGTCCAGGGACGCCCAGCGCAGGCGATGCGGTTCCAGCAAGTCGCGCTCGCGCGCTAGGAGCAGGCGGCGCTCCTGGCAGGCCGGACAATCCGGCTGTTCGCCGTCCTCCTCGCTCAGCAGTTCCGCAGCGCGGCGCGCCAGCGCGCACTGCACGCGGATGAACTCGGCGCGCGGGGAGTCGCCGCCGCGCTCGTCCAGCCAGTCGGCATAGACCAGGCGCGGCGCGTCCGCGTCCGGATCGGCGAGAACCGCTTGCAGGAGCCTGTCGCCGTCGCTCATGGCTTGACCATCTCCATTCTCGCCGGTGGCGGGTAATTTTCGGGGTGGACGCCATCGTAGTCTGCCGGCGCCGGGCAACGCACCGCCTCTGGCAGTTCCCGCAAGCGTTCCAGGCTATGGCGCACGACGGCCAACTCTGCGGGGGTGAAGCGGGCGTCGCCGGCCGCGCAGCGCTCCAGGCAGCCGTCGATGCTCGCCGTGTCGAAGTTCTCATCCGCCCAGACAACGTGCGCCGGACCGAACTCCAGGGCGAAGTCATCGCCGCCCAGGTCGCGGACTGCCTCGTCGTAAAGGTCGCGCACGGCTCGCGGCCAACCCCAATAACAGTACCAGCAGATGATCATGACTTTCTCCTCGTAAGCGGTGACGGTGTCCACTCACTACCCGCTTGCAGGTAACGTGCGGCAAACGCCAGCACCTGTTCGCCCAACTCCGAAGGCACCTTGCCCGTGGCATTGCACCACGGGCAATAGACCTGGCGCCTGCCACCCATGATGTCGGGCACTTCGGCCTTGCCCGTGCCGTGACAGTCCGCGCAGTTCTTCTCCCAGCCCAACTCTTCCCAGATCATGACTCGTCCCTCTCGATTTCGTCGGCAATCATCCGGACTTCCTGCTCGGCCCACCCAGGGCGAGGAAGAGTGAACGATGTGCAGGCAGCGCTGCCGCTCGGCGGCCACGGCCTCCGCGACGGCCGCCTCCAGCTGCGCGAGCACATACTCCTGATCCTCGACGCGCACGCGTCCGGCTTTCATCAGCACGCGGACGCGCTTGGCCAGGGAGGCGCCGGCGAAGAGTGCGGCCTTCCGGCGGGCCTCCTCCGAGACGACGATGGCCTCCGTAGCCTTCGCCAGCGGAGGCCCAACCTGATAGCGTACCTCCGCCACCAGGTGGCCCAGCAATAGCTCGCTGACGAACGTAGCGACGCTCTCGGTCGTGTCGTGGTCGAGAGTGTCCACGAGGACGAGTAACTCCACCTTCATGGCTTGATTCCCATCTTTCTGCGGCAGGCCGGACAGGTGACGTGCTCGCCTACTTGCGTCGTGCCCTGGTTGGGGTTGTCCGCGCCGCACAGCGCCTGAAAGGGCGCCTCGGCGAAGTGAACCGCCTGGACCCAGCCGGCCTGGGCCATCTGTTCCTCGTCCAGCATCTCCAGGCGCTGCTCGCCGAAGAGGACAACCGCCGTGCAGCCGTGCTGCTCCGAGAACGCCTGCACCGCAGCGCACACGTCTTGCGTCCGCAACTCGACCGGGAAGCTCCACACGGCCACCTGCCCCGGCCCTGGAATGAGCGTGCGCAGCCGCAGCGCCTCCTGGGGCCGGTTGTGCTCTTCGAGCCAGTCGGCGAAGATCATCCGCGTGGGTTCGTCGCGCGGCGCTTCCAGGAGGGTCAGCACGAAGGCGCGTTCCTGGCCGGACAGACCCAGCAGCCAGCACAGGCGCTCGAGGTGGGCGAGGGGAGACGGCGGCGACATGAAGCGAATCGTGCCCCCTTCCGGCTGCTGCGCCGGAAGCGTGAACGTCACGTCGGCGGGTACTTGATCGACCCTGCGCGAGGCGATGTCGCGGACACTCGCCGCGATATTAGCTCCGTTGCCTTCCCAGCCCGGTTGAATCAAACGCGGCGGATGCTCAGCCTGTTGGCGCAAAAGCTGGCAGAGGCCGTCCAACTGGACGCTCACCCGGCGGCGCAGGTCGTCATCGACGGCGGCGCTGCGGAGGGCATCGGCGATGCGCTGGCGGATGCGCTCGGCATCGGGAGGGCCGAGGGCGCGGTCCTCGCCGGGGTCGAGGATGCGGGCGGCAATGTCTTCGGGAGTCATGACTCAGCCCTCGCGGTAGTGACCGTAGCCTCCATCTCGACGGATGCCGCCTGATACGGCGGGCCATCCTGCGATGCGGGATGGTAAATCAGCCGAGGCCGGCCCTCGACCTGAAAGCCCTGCTCACGAAGATGGCTGATGCACGCGGTCACAATGTCGGCCTCGGTCGCGCTCAGCCAGTGGCGGACCGTGGCGGCGATGCCATTCGTGCGTTCGTCGAGCCAGTCAGCCATAATCCACAAGAGGGATAGATCCCAGGGCCGGCGGGCGAAACGCGCCAGCCAGGCGCGGCACTCCGTGTAGGGCGTCAGGTCGGCCACCGTGGGCCGGCGCGGTTGCTGCGCAGCCGGCCGCACCCAGACGCGCTCTCCGTCCACCCACTGCACGGTGGCGGCGTCGAAGCGCTGCACGACGGCCTCGCACAAGCCGCCTGCACCGACCGGATCGATGGCGCGGACAATGCTGCCGCTGGCGGAGTTGGCGTCCGGATTCAAGGTATTGACCAGATCGCGTGGGATCCCGTAGGACTCGGCCACGCTGCGGGCAATCTCCTCGATGGCGCACTCGAGGTCGAAGTCCGCGTTCAGGTGCAGGTCCGCTTGCGCCTCGCCGTTCACCACGCGAATGCTGCGGACGAAGTGGACCGCGCTGACCCCGCTGATGGTCAGATGAAAGCGGTCCGGCACGGGCAGGTGGCAGCACTCCGGGGCAGGGGCCACGCCAGCATTGCAATCGGGTAAGGGTGTGCCGGCCATCTCATACCTCTTTTCGCACGGCTATCTCGATGCGCGCGAGCAAGTCCGCGAAGGATAGCCGTTGATACTCCACGCCGGAGAGAACAAGGAGGGGATCGACATAGCACTGTCCCTCCTTGTCCTCGCGGCCCTCCACGACAATCACCACAGCCCGCAAGAGGTCGCCTTCCGCGTCGGAGACGGGCGGAGGCAGAAAGGCCCCATAGGGATCCCCGCTCGGATAGTGCGAGGGGTGGCCGATGTGGGGCGGCACGCCCTGGCCAACGACCCGTACCCACTTCTCCGCATAAGGACGCCGGCTGCCATCGCCATACAAAGCGGTGGCGGTGCCATCGGTGCCGAAGCAAATGACCTTCGGCTCTTCGGCCAGCACCTGAATTTCCCAAAGGGTGGCATAAATGCTCATTGACTAACCCCAGCGCCGGAGCAGACCGGCGACCACAAACGACGGCCAGCAGAACAAGAGCGCGAGCGCCTTGGCCAGCCCCAGCACGGGGCCGTCGAGACTACTTTGCGTTCTGTCGAAGTAGTCGCTCACGAAGCCCAGACCCACCATAACGTACCCACCCGCGAGTATCCAGCCGAGTGTGGTCACGAATCGAGTACCTCCCGGCGCGCCTGCGGGGTGATGTGGACGCCCTGCGCCGTCTTCTGAAACCAGGCGTGGTCGAGTAGCGCCGTCATGCTGCCCGCGGGGATGCCCAGGTCGCCGACAATCTGGCTTTGCAGGCGCGGGCCGCGCTGGGCCAGGTAGGCGACGATGTCCCGGCGGCGCTCGTCGGCGCGCTTGCCCTGGGCCGCCTCCGACGTGCCGCGCGGCACGCGCGGCTTGGGTGCTGCTGGCCCCGCGAGACGCACGGCCAGCAGCTTGCGCAGTTGTTCCAGGGACGCCAGGCGGCCGCGCGCGGCCGCGATTTCCTGGTCGAGACGGGCCAGGTCGGCGGGCGTGGCCTGGTCGAGCGTGGCCAGCAGCACCTCGGCGACGGACGCTTCGGACATGGGGAGACTCCGGAAAGAGACAGCGCTGGGTGTTCGAACTCACCAGCCGCCCGGCCCCGGTCGCAGCGAACCCATGCCGGGCACGACGACGGGCTTGGTGGCGGCGGACTGGGAGTACAAGGATACCATTTCCTCAGCGGCGTAACTAGCCATGTCCACCTGGTCATCCTTGGTCGCGAAGGGAAAATGGAATAACTCATCCTCAAAGTCGGCAAGCCACGGCGCCTCCCGCGGCAGCCACACCTGCCCCGCCTCGGATTTAATCTGCAATTCCAGGGAATGCTCCACCTTCTTCTGGCCGTGCGGATCGACGGCGCGGATGGTCAGTCCGTCGCGGCGGAGCAACTGCACCGTGGAGAGCTGCGCTCCCACCTGCTCGACGGCGAAGTAGGCGGGGCGCCAGGTGTCCCACGCCTCGCGCAGCAGTTTGGGCAGATCGGGACCCTCGACGCGGCGCCGGTAGACGTGGGCCAGAATCAGATTGCCGGCCGGGTCGCCGTACCAGATGCCCACCACGGTCCAATCGGCCTCGGCCTTGGTTGAGCAGGCGTGGTCCACGGTGGCGAATGAGCGGCACGCGCGACGGGCGACATGGCGTCCCCCCAGCACAAAGTGCTCGCCGTAGTAGTGGTAGCGGCGGTCCTGAAACCACTCTTTCTTGAACAGGCCGCCCTCGCGCGGCACGGGCCGCTGCTGGTACTGGGCGGCGTAGCCCCAACTCCCCATGCGGCCAGCCAAAAGCTCGGTCTTCTGCTTGGGACCGAAACGCGACTCCTGCATCCAGGCGCCCTCGACCGTGCGCGGGTCGGCCCAGCCTAGGGAGGTCTCGCAGCGGCACTCCGGCTCGAACTCGGCCGGGATGCGCAGCTCGACCCAGTTGGGCAGTTGCAGCAGGTGGCCGGTGAGATCCTCCTGGTGCGTCCGCTGGCCGATGACCACGCGGCCGCCGAGGTCAAGGTCGTTGAGGCGGTTCCAGAAAGCCTCGTCGTACCAGCGCAGCACGGCCTCGCGACTGGCTGCGCTTTCCGCCTCCGCGACATTCAAGGCGTCGTCCACCAGCGTGTAATCGCCCCGGAAGCCCGTGGCCTTGCTCGTGGTCGAGGTGGTGATGCGAAAGCCGGTCTGGTCGTTGAGGTAGTAGCCCTTGGTGTTCTGGTCGCTGGCCATGCGAAAGCGCTGGCCCCAGTGGCCGCGATACCAGGGACTGTCCAGGAGCGTGCGCGACTTGACGGCGTCGCGCAGGGACAGATCCATCGAATAACTGGCCGTCAGGAATCGCGCCGCAGGCCAGCGCAGCCACACCCAGGCGGGCCACATGACGGCGGCAATCGTGGACTTCGACGAGCCGGGCGGGACGGAGATGATGAGGTTGGCGAGTTGCCGCGCCGTCACCGCTTCCAGGTGCTGGCAAATGGCGTCGAGGTGCCAGCCCCAGATGAGGCGCCGCCCTGGCTCAAGGATGGGCCAGGCTTGCTTGACGAACTCAGAGAGCGACTTCTCCGCCAAAAGTCGCAGCGTCGTCGGCTGATCCGGCAGGCTCCGCAGGTAGCCCGGCAGGGGGGCCACACGGTTCGCTGGCCGGCGCGCCGCCGGCCTCCGGGGTTTGACGGGCGCGTTCATGGAGATCCTTCAGGAGACGCAATTCCTCGACGGTGAGCTGGGACCAGTCGGGGGCCTGGCTGTCCTTATGCTCAATGGGGCCACCGCCGGGGCCGGAATGCTCGACCCTCTTGCGGAAAGGACGGGCGAGGCCCAGAAGGGCGACGCGGGCAGCGCTGATCTTGAGCACGCGATCGGTGGCCTCGGGGTCGGGCGCGGTTGGGTTGGCCGTGGCCCTGAGCCACCAGAGCAGGTGCAGGCGCTCCAGGCGCAGCCGCTCAATCTCGCGGGCCTGGGCCACCGACTCGCGGCTGGGCGAGTGCAGGGCGGCCAAGTACGCCTTGCGGGCGGCGCTGGGATGAGAATAGCCCAGCTGCCGGGCAATATCGTCAAGCGTGGCACCGGCCAGCTTGAGGCGGAGCGCCTCCTGCTGCTTGGCCACAAGCGCGGCCTGAGCCTGGGCGCGTGCCGCCCGCCGCTCGGCGGTGCTTTTTGTCCGCGCCTTGATTGTCCCATCGGACACCGGCTCCTGGGAAGCCTCTTTCTCGTTCTGGCTCATTGGGTCCATCTCCGCGCAAACAAAAACCCCGCCATCGCCGAGTGTACCGGCGCCGGCGGGGTGAGCGGGTAAGTCGGGACCGGCTCAGAAGAGCGGCGGCGGCTCGACCTGGGGCAGACTCCGGCGCGGAGCGGCGGGGTAGTTCTGGACGATGGCGCCGTCCAGTTCCACGCCCCTCTCCGTTCGCGTTGCGGCGCTTTGCTTGTGGAAGAAAGCCACGCCGGCCGCCTCGCAAGCGGAGCGCATATCACGCGCCCATTGCTTGTCCTCGGGCCGGAATCCCGGTCCAGACTCGCCTCCATAGATGACCCAGTCGATACGGGTTAGATCGAGGGCTTGCGCCAGCGGGCCAAGGGCCGGCTCGTAACTGACGAAGCGCACGGCGCTGTCAAGGGCACGGATGCCGTCGGCGCGGTGGGCATGGTCGGCGTTCTCGATGGAGACGCCCAGCCAGACGCGGTGCTTGATCTCGCTCCAGAACGGCGGCAGGAGTCGGGCCACGCGGTCGTGGCGCTTGGTGAGCATCTGGAAGAGGAGTTGGTCCGCCTGCCGGATGGCGTTCCAGAGGGCCGGGCGCAGACGCTCGGCATCGGGATGATCCTCGGCCCAGTCCATGAGCGAGCCGACGAAAACCTTGCTGGGATGGTCGGGGTTGCTGGCCTTGTTCCAGGACTTGAGCTTGGCATAGACGCCCTTGACCTCCTGGCGACGGGTGGTCTTGGCCGGCCCCCAGAGGCGTAGGCCCATGCGGTTGGTGGTGAGGGTTTCGGCATAGCAGTTTTGGCAGCCAGGCGAAACCTTCTGGCAGCCCATCCAGAAATTGGCCGTGTGCGAAGTCCAGCTTATTTTTGTGTTCTCAGCCATCGGTCATCACTCCTGAAAGAAGATTGAGGTTCCAGGGGACACTAGCCATCTCTTTCATCTTTAATTGTAGGCAAAAAGCGCGGCGTCGGCAATGGATAATTGCCAGCAAGTGTAAAATCATCAGGCACTTACGTCAAGTAGTCGCCGCCGTAAACGGGCAAAGAATAAGGCAATGGGGAATGACAAGGCGCGCGTGCTCGCGCAGCGGAAATTGTTTCACGGCGGGGCGGACGGGCGCAGGTGCAGGCCGAGATAGTAGGTCTTGCGGTCATGCGAGGTGGCCACGGCGCCAAGAGCCTCCGCGATACTCAGGCCGTGGGAGGCGGCGCGGCCCAGATGCAACGAGCAGGCGAGAGGAGCCGCGACATTCGCGCTGAGGGTTGGGGGCGTTCGCGCTGGCAGGCCAAGTGCCTGGAGAGTGGCCCGGTCGACGCCTCCCAGGAGCGAGGCGTTTGTCGCGCCCACGGTGAGAAACACGGTCACGGGGCGACGGACATGCGGCAGAAGCGCCAGCCAGTGCTTCCAGGGGGAGCCATAGGTGTCCACATCGATGATGTCGGCGCGCCAACCGGGCTGAGCCAGGACGCGGACGGAATCGATTTGCAATCGGCCTTTTTTGGGCTTCTGGTCCAGACCCCAATACGACGCGATCGGGAACTCCTGGCGCAGCGACCGCCAGAGCAAGCCGCTGCCCTGGCAGCAATCCAGAACGTGGGGCGGCGCAGCCGTGTGGTAGGTGCGCAGAAAATAGCGCCGCAGGTCGAGCTTGGCCTGTGGATCGCTGTTATCGGTCTTGGTCGGGGTTCGCGTCATTGGAGGTGGTTTCCAGCAAAATGCCCGGCACCAGGGCCAGCTGCTCGACCAGGGCGGCGATCTCGCCGAAGCGCACCGTGGGGATGCCCACGAGCGCCCAGGACATTTGCGGGGGTGGCCGGGTATCCACCGCTTGCAGAATGGTCGTGTCCTTGTCGGCCGGCGTCGCCTGCTCGGCCAAACCCGCGAGCAGATCCTGCACGGCGGCGGAATCGGACTGGACCTGGCCGAGCAACTCCGCCAACTTGGCCCCGTCGCTCTCGGCCAGCGCCGCCAGGGGATCGACGGAGGCCAGCAAGAGCTTGGCCTCCTCCGCAGTAACATCGAGCACCTCCACCTCGACCTCCATGTCCGGGGTAATCTCGGCGCGTAGGTGGCCGTCGATGAGCTTCAGGCGTCCGTCGGGCAACTCGAAGGCCAACAGCGAACGGGCAAACCCCACCTGCTGGTAGAGTCCCGCGAGCGCTTGCCGCTGGGACTCCGGATGCAGGCGGAAGTTATGCTCGTGAGGCACCAGGTCGCTGGCACGCACGCGGCGATGGCCCTTGATGCGGTTGCGGATCGTGGCTGCGGCTGCGGGCGCTGGTTTCTTGCGCGTGCCCATACGTCGTCTCCACGGCAGGGCGCGAGCCGGGTTGTCTTCCTCCCGGCTCGCGCGGTCCCTTACTTGCCGCTGGCCGTCTTCTTGCCGCTGGACAGGCCCTTGGCCGCCTTCTTGGCCGCCGGCTTCTTGGGGGCGGCCTTCTTCGCTGCTTTCGCCATTACTTGGTCCTTTCGCGTTCGGTCGAGGCGCGCGGCCGTCCCGCACGCCACATGGGCAGCGAGTCTACGCG